ACCCGGTATTAACTTTAACTCCAAAAGAGTTCAAATTATTGCGTCTTTTGAGGAAGCAATAAGACACGGATTTATTGTTCGTTCAAGTCGACTCCATAATGAAATGAATGGGTTTGTTTATATCAATGGAAGACCCGACCACCAAAAAAATTCACATGATGATGGAATTATGTCAATATCAATGGCAACATATGTGGGAGAAAAAGCGTTTCAACAATTAGAAAAAAATATTAACCATACAAAGGCGATGATTAATTCTTGGGCGTCCTCTGTAAATGAAAATAAAAACTCATCTTCGTTTTTTAACCCAATGGTACCTCAAGGAACTCAAAAAACGGGATATTTTCCATCACAAGGTGCGTCTCAAGAGGACTATAAAACGTATGGTTGGTTATTTGGAGGTAAATAACTATTTATATTATTAACCAATCAAGTAAATTTATAAAATGGCAGATAATAATTTAACGGTTTGGCAACGATTAGGCAAAACCTTTGGTCCTAACTCTCTTCTAGGTCAAGATTATCCACAATTTAAATTGGATAAAAAAGAACTCCTAAGAACTAAGAGTAAGGACGAATATGAAAGAGAAAAACTTCAAGCACAACAAACATTCTATTTGTCTCAACAATGGGCGAAAGTAGAAAATAATTTATACTCTCAGGCGGTTTATTATGAACCCTCAAGACTATCGGCAACGTATGACTACGAAAGTATGGAATATACGCCGGAAATATCAGCGGCATTAGACATTTACGCCGAGGAATCTACAACAGTAAATGAAGATGGGTTTATGTTACAGATTTATTCTGAGTCAAAAAGAATTAAATCTGTATTGGCGGATTTGTTTAATAATGTTTTAGATATTAACACTAATTTACCAATGTGGACCAGAAACACCTGCAAATTTGGAGATAATTTCGTATATCTTAAGTTAGACCCCGAAAAAGGAATTGTGGGATGTCAACAATTACCGAATATTGAAATTGAAAGACATGAGGTGGGTATGAGTGATAAACAAGCGGTAGAGTTAGGTAAACACGATTCAAAAAAAGCATTAACTTTTACTTGGAAAAATAAAGCAATTACATTCCAATCTTGGGAAATCGCACATTTTAGATTGTTAGGTGATGATAGGAAACTTCCTTATGGAACATCAATGCTTGAGAAGGCGAGAAGAATATGGAAACAATTATTACTATCTGAGGATGCGATGTTAATTTATAGAACTTCAAGAGCCCCGGAAAGAAGAATGTTTAAAGTTTTCGTTGGAAACATGAATGACGAGGATGTTGAAGCATACGTAAATAGGGTTGCAGATAAGTTTAAGAGACAACAAGTTGTAGATAAAAATTCGGGTAATGTCGACATGAGATTTAATCAAATGGCGGTAGACCAAGATTACTTTATACCAGTTCGTGACCCGGCTTCACCTGACCCAATAACAACATTACCGGGAGCAACAAACTTATCTGAAATTGCAGATATTGAATATATTCAAAAGAAATTATTAACTGCATTAAGAGTCCCAAAAGCGTTTTTAGGCTTTGAAGAAGTGGTTGGAGACGGCAAAAATTTATCATTACAGGATATTCGTTTTGCAAGAACAATCAATAGAATTCAAAAAAGCATGATTCAAGAACTCAATAAAATTGCAATCGTGCATTTATTTTTATTGGGATTTGAAGATGAGTTATCCAACTTTACTTTAGGATTAAGTAACCCATCTACTCAAGCGGATTTACTTAAAATTGATGTTTGGAAAGAAAAAATATTACTTTATAAAGATTTAGTTGCCGACCCGGGAAATGGAATACAAGCAACATCTTCAACGTGGGCCAAGAAACATATTTTTAATTGGTCTGATGAAGAAATAAGACTAGATTTGTATCAACAAAGGTTCGAAAGAGCTGTCGGAGAAGAACTTAAAGGAACACCAACGGTAATCACCAAAACAGGTATATTTGACACTATTGACAAACTTTACGGTAATAATGCCAGTGGAGGCACCGCAGTATCCGCATCAGGACCTATGGGGGCTGAAGGCGGTGGTTTTGGGGGTGAAGCTCCACTACCATCACCGGGACCTGAACCCGCTCCACCACCTGAAGGAGGAGGTGCTGAAGTTACTCCGGAATCAAAAATTGATAAATTAAATATTTTAGTGGAAAACAATTTAATTGGAGGTTCACAAATATTAGATTTTGAAACGGGACAAGAATCTCTTCTAGAAATGGATATAGAATTGGATAAGTTACTTAACTCTTAATATTTATAATAAAAAAAATAAAAATGACAATAGGACAATTAAAAACATATTTTGAAAAAAGATTCACAGAATCTTTTCAAGATGAAAAAGAATTTAAACAAGTTTTAAAAGAATTTAAAACGATTGTTTTGAAAAATAAATCTATTTCTAAGGCGTATAACGTATACGATGAATTATCAACCCCACAGGGGATAAATGAGTCTGAAACAATGGATTATATTAACGAAGGATTAAGAATGATTAGTTCTGAAATAAAAAAACAAAAATTACCACAGATAAAAATAACTGAAAATAGTTATTCTAATTTAGATGAATTAATCTACAATAACGGATTGGGGTTGAATGAAGTCTTTAAATTAAAAAAAGAAATTTCAAAAGTTTTATCAACTAATAAGAAAGAATTAAAAGAATCAGTTAAAATTCCGGTTAGTTCAATGATAAAAATTGCCAACCAAACCTTAAATGGGTATTTGGATACTTTAGATGAATCATCAAAAAAAGAATTACTTCAATTGGTAAAAGAAGATAGAAAATTAAGCGAAAGTAATTTTATTGAATTAAAACAAATTACAATATCTAAATTATCCACTATTAAAGATGGTGAAAAGAAGAGTTCAACCTCTGAAAAGATTGATGAGACAATTAATGTAATTAAAAATCAAGAATTTAATCAATTAAATTATTTTAAACTAAAAAAATTAAACGAAACCCTTTAGGACTTACGTTTTTTTTCATTATAAATGGCCCTTAATAGGGTCATTCTTTTTTCTACCGATTTTTTTGTATATTCTTTTCTTTTAAAAAGAACTTGATTTTGTTTGGTTTTGATTAATTTGGACTTCAAAACTTTAAGAGCCTTGTCAATTTGTTCGTTATTTTTTATTTCTACGATTATCATATATACAAATATATTAATACTTTAAAAAAATTGATTATCGAATTAAATTATTTTATGTTTTAAAAAAATAAATTTATGAAATATGATAATGAATGAAAAAAGGAAAAAGTATTAAAGTTAATCTTTCAAACGTATTTAAATGTGCGTACGGAACCGTAGATTCGAAAAATTTAAAATCGGTCTATATCAACATTCAAACTTGGGTATCCCCAAAAATTGAATATGACAATTGGAATAGGGTTGTTTGTAACTTAAGTAGAGAATTAAAACACACAGTATTTGATTCAATTAATAGCGATTTGTTTGAAAATAAATCAATTGTTGATTTGGATTTAAGAACAAGTGGGATAAATTACGGAAAAAAATCTTTTTTAAATTTAGAAATCAATCTATTCACAAATAAAGAGGTTGATTTTAAATCAAATGAAATTAAAGATTCTGTAAAAAATATCATAAATAATATCTATGAATCAAACATTAAAGAGAATAATTACTTTGATTTTACCCTAACAAAGAAATAACTGAAGATTACTAATATTTATTAAATAAAACAATTAATGAAAAAACTAAGAATATTAGAATCGCACGAATTAGGATTTGGAATTCTTGTTGAAATGGATGCCGGATTTGTTAATCCAAACGACCATTTTAATGCAAAAGTGCTACAAGAACAAAAACTAATGGATTATAGAAATCCTTTTGAATTCTACGCCGTATTACAAAAATACGATACCCCAAATAGAAATGGGAGAGTTTATCCTGAAAAAATATTGAAGAGAGAGGCTGAAAAGTATAAGCAAACAATCGCTAAGGGACTTTCAACCTCCGAATTAAATCACCCTGAATCATCTCTAATTGATTTAGATAGAGTATCTCATATTATAACCGATATTTGGTGGGATAAAAATATTTTAATGGGTAAATTAAAATTATTGACTTCTCCAGGGTTTCATGAAAGAGGTGTTGTATCAACTAAGGGAGATATTGCAGCAAATCTAATGAGACAGGGAGTTACCATGGGGGTATCTTCGAGAGGGGTTGGCTCATTAAAAAAAGTTGGGGAAAGAAATGAGGTTCAAAATGATTATGAAATGATTTGCTTTGACCTTGTATCATCACCATCAACACCCGGTGCATATCTTTTTAGTAACCAAGATGAAAGAGATAAATACGATGAAAATTTAGAGGAAGAAAAAAAAGGGTCAATCAACAATTTAGATACGTCTATTGATTTAATGAAAAAATTATCCGATTATTTAGGAAAATAAATTAAATATGGACGAAAAGTATTTTGTAGCAAAAATTCAGTATGATTTGCCTGATGAACAAACTGGAAAAATTAAAAAAATTAGGGAAGAAAAATTGGTAAAAGGTTATTCTGTAACGGATGTTGAATCCAAAGTGACTAAGAGATATGAATCTTTTTCACAAGAGTGGAGAATTACTTCAGTGTCTGAAAGTAAAATAGACGAAGTGGTAGAATAATATTTTTTATTAAAATTTTTATAAAAGTGGTCTTACGACCACTTTTTTTATTTTACGCACTATTTATTATACGAACTAATATATAATTTCTGTTTTTATAGTTAAAAATTAAATTTTTTAACATTTGGTAATATTTATTAGTTAAATAACAAATTTGTATGCACGAAAACAAAAATTTAGTTGAAGAGGCACTTATTCAAATGAAAAACGTTGAAGAAGCAATTGCCGAGAATGCAAAAGGAATACTTCAATCTACAATGAAAGAAGAAATCAATCAATTAGTAAAAGAATCTTTATCTGAAGAAGACGATGAAGTTGACACAGAAGTAGATGATACTGAAACTGACCTGGGAGATGATGAAATGAACCCGGAGGATGATGATGTTGATTTAGACGATGTTGATACTGACATTGAATTCTCGGACACTGATACCGGTAACATTCAAGACCTTAGAGGAGCGTCAGACGCTAAACTTTTAAGTGTTTTCCAAAAAATGGGGGAAGATGACGGAATTATTATTATGAAGGATGGTGAAAACATCAATCTTAAAGATGATAATACTAGCAAAGAGTACCTTATTAGACTTGGAGAATCTATGGAAGAAGAAGGTTATGGTGAATTTACAGAAGAAGAAGATGATGCTGATGTTGATTCAGTAATCGATGCTTTATTCTCAGATAAAAATGAAAAAAATTATGACATGGAAGAATCAATGGATGAAATGAATGCCGATTACATGGAAGGAACTATGTATGAAATCGAAATGGAAGAAGACGACGACATGGAAATGGATAACGTGGTTGACGAAGACGACATGGAAATGGGTGGCATAGGGGAAACTATGTACGAAATTGAAATGGAAGAAGAAGACGACGACATGGAAATGGATAAC